AAATCAGCAAAAGATGAACAGCCATTGTTCGTTAACCTGACTAAGGCTACATCAATAAAGATTCTTGACATCAAGAAGATTGAAGAAAGAAAAGTAAATAATAAATAAATTTACCTTGTGAGGATAGCTTATGTCATTATTCGATGACGTGTATGGCCTCTCCTATAAAGCTGCTGAAGCTAAGAGAGCATTACTTACTGAAGATTTGAAGCAGCAAATAGGAAAAGGCTTTTCCTCGCAAGAGGAACTTGAAGAATGGGCACATGACCATTTACTAGATAAAGTTGTATACATGAACATGAACCACAAGTTCTTCTGTGTTAGTCATAAAGGAGAATTATTACCACAAAAAGACTTTATCGACTATTATAAATCAGTTTTGTTTTATGCTGAGAAACATGGACAGAAGGTTATTGAAGTACCTTGGTGTCCAGAAGGATTTGGATTTTATGACAAAGCTTATATTGCTGCTGAACAGTCTGATGGTGTGCATCGTCCTCTATATTATAGGGATTATACCGTGCCTTCAGGTTATTATAACGAAGATAAAGATGCGTTTAATGTCGCAAAGCCTTTCCCAGTATTCGCGAAGGAAACTGGAAGAGACACTTCACATATATACACTTATATACAACATATTGCTGGTGAGTGCAGTATGTGGCTTCTTGCTTGGCTTCGTGCTAAACTTCTTTATCCTACGGTAAAGACACAAGTTGTACCAATCATTGTGTCACGTGCACAAGGTTCAGGTAAAACTACATTTGCAGAAGTAATATGTAAAGGATTATTTGGTAAAGACAATGTCATTGTCTCTGACCAGTATGATAGTACAGCACGATTCAATGCAGATTATGCTGATGCTCTTATTGTTTGTCAAGAAGAAAAAGAACTTGAAGATAAGAGGAATCCAGCAGGTGCTTTGAAGTCACGTGCTACTGCAACAACTATCAGAAAAGAACAGAAAGGTGTAGACCCTATTTATCAAGAGTCATACACTGATTTTATTATGACAACTAATAAAGATGTTCCTATTAAATTTGATGGACGTGAAGACCAACGAAGGTTTATGATTATGGAAGCAGACCAGCATTTCACTAGAAAAGAATCTACACTTGCTGATGAAGTATTTAGTAAGTTGTATGGATATGATGCAGAATATAATAAGGTAGGTGTTCCTTTCCAAGATGATAAGGACCTTATAGCACAGTTCAAACATGAGTTATTTACTCGTGAAGACATTGCTAAAGTACCATTAAGAAACTTCCCTAAGACTGCTGCATACAACAGATGTTTCAGTCTGCCACGTACAACAGAAGCAACTGAGATTGAAAGTATCTTAAGAGCATTAGCTCCATTTATTAAAGCAAGTCTTGAGCAGAATATGTTAGTAACTGAACTGCCTGATGTTGGTAAGATAACAGATGTAATTCAGATTGCTGAAGCTATTCAGTTCATGCCTGAGTATAAGGAGTATAAGAAGTTTGTTGCGTTATGCAGACCTCTTGTATTCTATGAAATGGGTTCAGGAAAACCTTATGCACATTCTACTGTTGAACGTGGAGTGTATGACTGTGCTCCTTGGTTGCTTACTGAATTTGGTATAGCAATCAATCCAAACATGGAACCATTACCTGGTGGCTTTAATAAAATAGCAGGTCGTTATCGCATGTCACCTACTGCACGATTCTGTTTAGCAGATGATGTACCATCACAGCAGAAGGAAATGGTTTCATATAAACCATTACCAAAGCTTAATGCAACAAATGAAAGAATTGGTGAAAGATTACGTGTTGATAATACCTTTAAAGTAAATCCTAAAGGATGTTTTGAAACTGTAAATGAAATGAAACCAGGTACGATTGACTTAAAAGACAAGAGTAAACATGTACAGTATATGGACACGTTCTTGTTAGAATCAGATGACACATCTTATTTGAACGTTAAGCTTGAAAAGCAGAGAGCTCAAGAATGGAAAGAAGCATTTGGTGATAGTAGACCTATACAAGCAAAGACTCTTTATAAAGAAAGATTACAAACAGCTTTACGTGAATCAGAACGCTTGTTTAATGATGGTATTGCTTGTCGTGTAGTTTATTCTGGAGCTAAGTCATATCATATATTGATTCGTGTAAAGGATGCACCTGAAACACTTGAACAGTATTCATGGTTACATGCTTATTTGTGTATGTCTATATCAGATAAACTTGAATTTGATATGAGTACATCAGACCCAGCACGTTTGACTCGTAGTCCTTTGAAACTGCAAAGACAAACATCTATGTATAATGTGGTTGTTGAAGGTGAACAAGATTTAGTCAGTGAAAACTGGAACCATGTTTATGATATTGAGTGGCGTGATTTATATGATTTGTGGTGTCACAGACCTTTGAAAGCAATTGAACAGGTCAATGGTAAACGTCTTATTCCTACTAAACCAGAGTATCAGGAAGCAGCTGAAGCTATCATTGACACAACGTTCTGGACAGACAGCAAATGGGACGGACAGCGTCAGACATGTTTCTTCCCAGCATATCGTATCTTACGATTACTTGGTTATACACATGCTCAGCTGTGGGAAGAAGGTATCATGACAAAAGGTGTTGGTAACTATAAACATAAAGATGAGATAGTTTACTGGAAAACACGCGATAAGTCTTCAATTGTAGCAGCTATAGATGCACAGATAGACGAACATAACAATATGTTGGAGGAGAAATAAATGAAAGAAGTTGTGTATGATGACCCTATATGGGAATATTGTGTAGCTACTAAAGTTCAGCCTTATATTACAGCAGTCAAAAAGTGGTGGGAACAATATGAAAAGATGGATGTACGTGGTACTGGTGTGTTTGAATTTGAGTGTGAAGATGTTGACCTTAATGCAGTTCCAGGTCTCATGGTCAGAATAACAAGCACAGCTGTACGTTCACCAATTAAGAATATACAAGCGTTCCCATTTGTTCCAACATCATATCTTCAAATTGCTGGTGTTCCAGGTGGTGTGAACAGAATGATAGAACGTGTGTGTAAGAAGGGTCTTAGCATAGAAGGTATAAAGCTTGTTGAAAAACATAACCTTCCTTCTACATACCAGAAAGGACAATTCATTGCTTTCGTTCCTGAGTCTGTGTACGAAGGTTCACAGAAAATGGGTAAGTATGTGTACATGACACTGCAAGAATTATGTGCTATGGCAAAAGGAACATTGCCTCAGTCCGTGGTTTGCAAATGTTATCAGTACATAAAGTAAAATAAATATTAGCTAATAATATAATTTAGGTTATATTATTAGTATAATAATATTACATTATTAATAGTGTGGCTGTTGAGTCAGTCACTAGGAGATGTTATGGCAAAAGCTACAACAAATGCAGTGGAGTCTTTAGACTTCTTGGAAGACCAGGCAGGTGCTGGTCTTGATTCAATCACAGCAAATGAACAGGCCATTCCATACCTTGGTATGGTTCAGCCAGATGGTTCTGCTGCTGCAGATGGAGCTACACCAGGTGTATGGCGTAACTCAGCAACTGGTGAAGAATACGGTAACGTAGTTACTGTTATTCCTGTCGCATTCAAAGTTATTTGGAATGAACGTGAAGGTGTATCTCCGTTCCGCACTGTTGGTCGTTATGAACCTAACTCAATTGAAGTTAACAAACAGATGCCTAAAGGTGGAAAGGGTTATCCAAAGATGATTAACCCTGATACTGGTAACGAAGTTCAGGAACTTTACATTTATGCTGTTATCCTTCCTGACCATCCTGAAGCAGGTGTTCTCCTCTTCAATCCTACTGTATCTTCTATGACAACATGTAAATCATGGAACACACAGCTCAAAGGACAGATTCTTCCTAATGGAAAGCAGGCTCCTATCTATGCATATTCATGGGATTTGGCAAGTGACCTTGTTGACAACCCACAGAAGAAGGGTGCAAAGATGGCTAAGTTCGTAAAAGTGCAGCGTAACGCAGTTATCGCAAGAGACCTCTTTACAGCTTATGTACAGCCACAGATTTCCGCAGTTCAGCAGACAGTACTTAGCATCACACAGGACGCAGGTGCTGAAATTTCAGCTGAATAATTTGAAAACCTAGCCAGTATACTGGATAGCTTGACATGTGCACCACCGACGTGTTATGCGGGCGCGGGAGACTAAACATAGCAGCTCTTATAAAAGTAAGAGAGAAAAGTCAAGTGAGTCCAGTTACTGGCTTTTTTATGAGGAACAAAATGAAAATGACAAATCCAATACAAGAAAAGTTTAACAGTGAGAATGTCATTAAAGCGGATGAAGGCAAGAATCGTCTTGACCTTATCGAACCTGATTTTATCCTTGGTCTTGGTGAAGCACTTACATTCGGTGCAAAGAAATATTCTGACAAAGGATGGAAGAATATTGAAAACAAGCATGACAGTAATTATGCATCACTTATGCGTCATATTATGGCATGGCGTAAGGGTGAAAAGAAAGACCCTGAATCTGGATTAAATCCATTGCTGCATGCTGCTTACAATATCATGGTACTTTACTATGACGACTTACAAAAGGAGAAGAAGTAATGTTTATTCTTGGTATATCTTTAG